CGAATGTCTCAGGAATCACAAGATGTCATATCTAAGTATATGGGGTGTGAGCCTACCAAGATTAATTCGTCTTTACTGTCTGCACAGAGCCGTAATAGATTGTATTGGTTTGTACAATACGATTGGGATTTACAGAAGTATGTTCCTATTCATATAGAACAACCACAGGACAGAGGTATCAAACTAAAAGATATACTAGAGGACTTACCCTTTGGCGAGATACCACAATACTTAGCTAACAATTGGAGTGGCTCTCCTCGTGGTGATAGGGTCAAGTCTATTGATGATGACAAGGCTAACTGTTTGACTGCATCTATGTACAAAGGACAGATACCTACATTCATCAAGAAACCTAATCCTACTATGTCTAAAGAAGGTTTACTTCATGTGGGTACTGCTAATCTCAAAGGGCATGATAGTATCAAACGTGTATACTCTGATGAGGGCAAGTCTCCTACTCTTACAACTATGGGTGGTGGACACAGAGAGCCTAAGATATCTATGGGTAGGGTTGTCAATCGTAGGCTAGATGAGAATGGTGTACGTAAAGATAATCAGATGGAGTTACCTTTCACAACTAAGGTCGAGGTCAGACAAGATGATTTATCTAACTGCCTTACTACAGTTGAGAAAGATAATGTGGTAGTCAATCAAGATGAATACTTGTGGAGAAAGTTGACACCATTAGAGTGTGAGAGATTACAGACTATGCCAGATAATTATACTAATCATGTATCCAAGACACAGAGATACAAGATGATTGGTAATGGGTGGACAGTAGATGTGATTGCTCATATACTTAATAGTATCAAAGTAATAGAAGCTTATGATGATGCTTATAATCAATGGCATAAAATGCACAATGAAACAAAGGAGAGAG